GTTTTGTGTTACGATCGTTAATGGTTTTACGGATGTTGTATTATCTAAACACCAATAAATTTCATTACTTACTAATAATTGTTTGAATATATCATTATAACTTTCAGGTATCCAAAATGTATTAACTTGAATATTTTGAGAACTATCAGTAATGTAATTTAGGGTTTGGCTATCCCATTCATTGTAAGATAGTGTTGTTCCTTGCCATGTACCTAATTGTGGTTGATACGTTTTTTTTGTAGATGCAAATGATTTAACATTAGCCATATAAAAGTTAAAGTAATCAAATTGGCCATATCTATTTTTCCATTTAATTCTTACGTTTGGATATTTTTGAATACAATTAACTTCAAATGTAATTGGTGTTCCTAATGGTGTTGCTCCATTATATGCTTGAATTGTATAATTATCTAAACCTATTGTTGAAAGTGGAAATCCTGCTTCTGCCGGTGCTTGTGGATAAGTTCCTATTTCATTATTAGTATTTCCATCAGGTAATGCTATTGAAATTAAACCATTACTACCATTAGAGCCTGAATAAACTACTTTTGTTGGTTGTGGAGTTCCTAAATCACCATTATATACCCCTATTTTACCAATATTATCAATAAAAACTGATTGAGTTACAGGTCCATCAGTCATTAAAGGCCAATGTGGAGTTAAAGTTTGAACTGCTTGTCCAATTGTTTCAGGAAATAACTGATAACCATCAACTGATTTATATACAGGTGATTTTATATGAGAACCTGTTAAATAAGTTGAGCCTGATTGGTATCTATAAAAACTTTCTAATGTAAAATACTTAACATCAGAAGGATTTGTTTGCGTTAGAGTTGTTTGAGTAGAATTTAATATTCTATTTACATCAAATATACCTGTAAAACCATCTGCCGAAGGATATTTTGCTAATTGCCACACATCTCCACTGCCACTATTTAATAATGAGCCTGACCATATATTTAAGATACCAATATATTGAAAGTTATTAGCTCCAACATAAGTTGATGATGATACTGAAAAGATTGTCGGTGATTGTCCTAAAGACATTGATGCCGGTGTTTGAACAAAAGAATATGACATTGATTATACTTTTATATATAACCACACTTTTTCTAAAAGGTGTTGATACTATTTTCCAGGTAAACTGTTCTGTATATTACTTGCAATTTGATTTTGCAATGATAATATATATTCATCTATTAGTACATTTACTTTTGGATCATTTGCTGCCCTAACCGCAAAATCATATTCAGGTCTATGTGATACTATTGTGTATGGTTCATTCCAATATTCACCATATTCAGCACCAGGTGGTGCATAATCAACAGTAATAGTTGCTACACCATTTTGATTAAACTGAATCATATTATCATATGTGTTATATGACCCAATTTTTCTTTTAAGATTACCTGGTCCTGTCCAATTTGCTTTACCTTTACCTCTATGTCTCATTTTCTTCATAGATTTAATTTCATTAGGTGTCATTTTACCTTTTGAAGTAGGTGCATAAAGAACAGTTAAATCCTTAATAGTTTTAGCAATTTGTTTTAACTCTGGTGTTATTTTAAATTGCAATATTCCATTTGTATTTTTTATTGCCATACCTAATTATTTAAATGTGACAACCGGTACAATCAATATAATAAGACCAATGAGCGGCATCTCCAGTTCTATTAGTAATTACTGGTTTAGTTTGAGAACAAAATGTTAAATTACTACCAGATGCTATTACATTATTTCCATTACAATCTGTATAAGAAGCCGTTAATGTATATTGAAACCCTGTAAATGAATATTCTAAACATCCAGGAAGAACTGAGATTGTATCATAATAATCTCTATTGCAATATTTACAATCCCCATTACCATAGTCATCAATTGGAATTTGTGCTGAAGAACTCCATATTTGGTTTGGTGTTTGAGGTCCTTCTAATTTAGCTGCAACAAATCCACACATATCACCTGTCCATAACGCATCTTGTCCTATTGTTGGATTAAAATTAGTTATTGATGCCGTTACTGCTAAAATTTCAGTTCCAAAACAACATCCATTTATTTGATAATAGTTATAATCTGTTCCTGGTACATATCCACAATCAGGTGAATTAGTTTGTATTAATGCATTATAAGTTCCACAAACTCCATCTGCGTATGTACCATATTTATCATATCCAACACAATATGTTGAAAGTAATGTTCCAGCTGTTGGACATGTTGGTTGTTGTGAAGATGAGAATGGATATAAATCCCATAAACATCTCGGTCTATCATTATGTGTAGTTAATGTAAATGTACTAACCCAACCTGCTAATCCATTATTAAATCTTTCAGTAAATGGTTCGTTTTGAATATCAGTATTAATTTGATAAGATTGAACTGAATATTGAGTATAAGATAATAAATCGTTTAAGATTGCTAAAGTATTTGCATGAATATCAACCGCATCATCTACATCATAAAATGGAACTTGCATTGCATTTGTACGAGGATCTGACTCATTATTTTTAAGTTTTAATTTATCACCAACAATTAACTGAATAGTATAATCAGTTGTTGAAGGAGTAAAATTAGCACCCAATATATTTACATTACCAAAAGGATAAATTGTGAATTGATTATCATCTAATTCATACAAATCTCCTTGTGATACTTGTGCAATAGAAGGATGATTAACCATAATAGTTTTGAAATACTCTAATACATTATAGTAGAGTGTGTAATTGACACCCTGATTGGATTGTAAATAGCTCATAGTTCTTATAATTGAATTCCTGAAAAATACTGATTAGTCTGGTCAGGATATATTTGTGTTTGATTACCAACTGATTGTAAGTATTGAGGGATTTTATTAGAATATGCAATACAATAATTTTGTAAACGAAGAGCGTAATAATCTCCATTCTCTTGTGCTTTCTGTAAAAGATAATCTACTTCATTTTTAGCCGGTGCTACACCTGTTTCACTTTGTTGCTTTACTGCACCATTAGATTTGAAAGTTATACTACTGAATGGAATATATTCAACACATGCATACCAAATTAAAGTATTCTTAATATGGTCATTTAAAAGGTCTTGATAATATACAGATAAAGTATCTATTGTTCCTGCAATAATTTGTGCTTGTAAATAATTAAAAAGTACTGTACCAATTAAATTCTTTAAGTATTTATCTTGTGCTGTTCTAACAAATGGTAATAGTGCATCTGCATCAATCGCACCCTGTAATGGTGAGTTCTTAATAATATCGTTTCTTGTTATGAATAATGCGTATGGTGTGCTCATATTAATATTTAGTTATTTCGTATTCTTTAGTAAAATTAAAATCAGATGCGTGAATTATATTTGTTCCTTCACCTGGTCCAACACCACCTACATTTGGTAATTTTGCAGTTGGTCTATTTTTATCAATAGTTGTTTGGTCTTCACTATCATCTGTTGTTGCTGGATTTTCTAATTCTTTATTAGTTTCATCAGCTACATCTTCAATTGATTGACCCGTATCTTTTGCTGATTGAGTAAGTAATGCTAATGGAGTTAATTGTTCAAAGTATAATTGTGCATTATCATATCCACCACAACTTAATGCGTAATCTAATGAATTTAATAATAAATTTTGAAATGGATTAATTGTCATTGATTGTAAAATACTAAATGCCGTCATCATTTCATCACTTTGAGAACTAAAACCAGTTCCCTTTTGTGTTCTAATACCAAAAAGAAGTGGTGAAGTAACTCTATGTGCTACAAGAATTTGTTCCTGTGCGTATTCTGCAACATACTGATATTTTTCATGTAAGTTTTCAATATTAATTACATCAATTGTAGGTTTTGTACTAACATCATCATTAAATGAAATCATAAAACGACCAGCGTTTTTAGTTCCTGTAAATTTATGTTTAACTAAATCTTCAATTGTTTCTCTTTCTTCGGGTGCTGGAACTCCATTATTAAAGTTAACCATTACAGCCGGTAAGAAACCATTTTCAATATTATTTAAGTGTAAATTACTTAATTCTGCTTCAACAAAAGCAAATTGTAAAGCTGAAATCCAATCAGGTAGGGAATAATAATATAATCCTGGTGAATAATTCTTAATATAAAGAATTTCACATTTTTCAGTAGATGTTTCAAATGCTGGAATCTTCTTTTTAGCTTTAACTGCTCTTTGGTCTAACCAATCTGTACAATAATAGTAATTTTCTACTTTAGGATTGAAACCAATTTTTTCTGCTCTTAAATATTGAACAGGTACATGATAGAATTTGATGATTTCAGTATGTTCAACATTCCAATATACCTGAAATGCAGCATTACCATATAATTTTAAATCAAAACAAACTCTTTTTAATTCTTCTGAAGGTAAAATCTTTTGTAATGTATTATTAAAGGCTTCATTTTTGCTATAAACTCCTTTACCAAATATTAAATCTGAAAGGCCTTCTATAATTGCTGAAGTTGAAGCTGAGGTATTATGTGCAATTGTTAAAGCAGAAAAAAAATCATCATGTCCAAACACACCAAATGGTATATATTGCTGACGAGTTTTAGTATCTTCTTGTATAATTGGTAAATCTGCTCCACTTAAATTTACTATGGAGAACTTTGTTTCTTTATTCATATTAATCTAAAATTACATATTCTGTTTTAGTTGGATTTGAAATATATCCATCATTTTGGTTTGTATAATTTGCTTTATCAACTGTTTGAGGTCTGAATATTTGAAATGTACCATGCCATATTTCACTACCTGAACTTATTAATGTTGCTCTAAATTCTTCTGCTACTACATTTGAATCAATACTTGCTGTAAATGCTAACATAGATTCATATGTATTATACTGAATATTACTTAAACTAGCTGTTGAATTAGTTAGTTTAGTCATATCCTGTAATGACATTGTTAAATCATTCGTTGAATTAATTATTGTTGAACTTACTCTTATAGTATATCCATTAGAGCCTGAGAGGTAATAAGTTTGCATTTAACTATTGTTTATCTACTATTTAACACTACTTTATCTCATAATAGTTAATTGAGTTAAGACAATAGTATTGTTTCTACACTGATAATTCGAAAGTTGTGATTAAATCTTAAGTAGAGTATCTAATTATGTAAGTACTGCAATCTTCCTATTCTTTAATTAAATACTTACTACTTAAAAATTTATTTTATTAATTTAATTTAGAGTTTATTATTTATTAGCTTTCTTTCTAATTG